TGGAGCAGCTCGGCCAGGGCATGAAGTTGGTCGCCCCGATCGCGTCGGGCCTTGGCGTCTCGCTCGAGGAGAGTACTGCCGCGATGACGGCGCTGTCCGATGCCGGTCTTCAGGCCTCGCTCGCCGGTACAGGTCTGCGTCGTGTCCTGTCGGAGCTCGAGTCTCCGTCCTCGAAGAACATCAAGACGCTGCGTTTGCTCGGGCTATCAACGGACGATGTGCGTGTGTCGCAGGTCGGTCTCACATCCGCGTTGGAGAAGCTCGTCGAGGCTGGCGTTGATACAGGGTTCGCGCTCGAGTTCTTCGGTGATCGTGGTGGCCCTGCCTTCGAAGTGCTCTCTACCTCGATCCCGAAGGTCAAGCAGCTCACGGACGAGCTGAACAAGAACGCGGGAACGGCTCGTCGTGTCGCCTCGATCATGGACGACAACTTGAAGGGCGCGCTGTTCGCCGTGAAGAGTGCGTTCGAGGCCGTGATCCTGTCTGTTGGCGATCTTGGTACGGAGTCGTTCCTGACCAGCGCGCTGCGCAAGCTCGCCGATGCGCTCCGTTTTGTAGCTGGCAATGCGGAGCTTCTGTCGATCGCGATGGGCGTGATAGCAACGCTGACGTTGCCGCTTCTTATCAGTGGACTCACCGCAGTTACCGTTCTTCTTCTCGCTAATCCGTTCGCTGTAGTTGCCGCCACTCTTGGAGGCCTCATTGCCCTTGTCGCCAAGTTCGGAAAACAAATGAAGGCGACGGAGGACGGCATCGCGTCGATGCGAGACGTGCTCGACTCTACACTTGCCGTGATCAAGGAAGTCTTCGGGCAGGCCGTGACCATTGTCAGGAACTTCGCCAATATCGCAGCTGCCGGGTTCAGGCAGGTCGAGAATTCGGGCAACAACTCGTTCAAGTCTGTCGCAACGTCAATCGCAATTCTGCTCGACACCACGGCCGGTGTGGTACTCGGCCTTGCCGAGGGCCTGGTTACGTTCCTCCAACAGGTTCCAAAAACACTCCTGTCCGTTGTCGGAGACGCGATTGTCGCAACGGTCGATAATGTTCTTCGGTCGGTCAGTTTTCTTCTCAATCAAATCTTGGAGAAGACCGAAGCGACGTTGACTCAGCTCAACTCGTTTATTGGCAAGGGTGCTGTTGACCTCGGTCGTGTTTCCTTTCAAGAAACACCGCTCAGTTTCTTTGGCGACAAGCCAACGGTAGAAAAGGAGCTCACGAATCTTGCTGACGTTGCATTGGCCGCGTTCTATGGTCGCGTCGCGGAGACGACTGGCGCGCGCAGCGTCGTCGAGCAGATCTTCAACGATGCGGAGATTCGCGCCAAGTCACGCCAGCTTCTTGAGATCCCGGGTCAACTCGCGGATCGGTTCAAGGAAGCTGGCGAAGGCCTGAGTGGCGTGTTCGACGCGCTGACGAAGAGTGTGGGCCAGAGCGTATCGCTCGTTGAAAGGCTGGCTGGCAAGAAGACAGTCGACGCGTTTGCCGGCGCCATAAAGGGCATAGGCGCCAAGGTAATCGGAGGGGACCCTGCGGAGGAGAATCGGCTCCTCGAGGAGAAGCGGAACATCGTCGGCGATATCCGGCTCATAGAGGAAGACGCGGTCAAGCGTCGCGCCGATATCAATAAGCAGTTGGAGCTTGGCAATCTCGAGGAGGAAGAGCATCGCCTTCTCCTGGCCGACGTCGACGCCGCGGCGCGTAAATCGAGCGACAGCCTTGGCGCCGTTGCGGACCAGTTCAAGACGATCGACAACTCGGCACGTGCCCTTGGTCAAGCAGTTGGTCAGTCCCTGGTCCAAGGTATCGGTAACGCGTCCAGCGCGCTCTCGGACTTCCTCGTTGAAGGAGCGAACGATATCGAGGGGCTGCGTGAAGCGATCGCCGGAATCCTGAAAGACATCGCGAAGCAGATTCTTGCCACGATCATTCAGGCCTTGATCCTGAAGGCGATCACGATTGGGATTGGTGCTGCTGGCGGCGGTGGCGATGCTGGTGCGGCAGGCACGTTCATTCCGGCCGGTGGTAAGCGACAGGCGGGTGGTCCGGCGGATGGTCGTCCGGTTCTGGTCGGGGAGCGTGGGCCGGAACTGTTCGTGCCGACCCAGAGCGGGCGTGTCATTCCGAATTCGCAAATGGAAGCGGCTCCGCCGCAGGTCAATGTCAGCGTCGTCAACGTGAGCGATCCCGACGAGGTTCGAAACGCGCTGAACACACCGGAAGGCGAGGCGACGGTCATGAATATCGTCCGCAAGAACAAGCGCGCGCTGAACGCGACGACGTAAAGGAAGCTCGGTATGTTTCTCTCATCCAAGACCGCCACGAATTACCGAACGCTCCTTGACGACGTCGAGACGTTTCTGACCAACCGTGCGCTCGAATCCGTCGTGATCGCTGCTGGCGGTACGGGCTACACCGTCGGTGACGTGCTCACCGTTGCTGGAGGCACGCTCACCGGCTTGGGCTACGCGGCGCAGCTCACAGTGACCTCGGTCGCTGCCGGCGTGATCGACGGCGTTCGGATCTCGCAGAGCGGATCGTACACGGCAGATCCGACCAGCCCGAATGCGGCGACGGGAGGTACCGGATCCAGCGCGACGTTCACGCTGACCATGGCGGTTGTTGGCTGGACGCGGAACATGCGTACGCAGGAAGCCGTCTCTGCGGCGATCTCCGCGGGTGGGACGGGCTACGCATTGACCGACGTGCTGACGCTCGTCGGTGGCGTAGAGGTGCTGATATCGCCCCAATTCGCCGTCTCCGCTGTAGGGGTGAGTGCCGCAGCGATCGCAGGAGGGGGCACAGGATACACCGTGAGCGACGTGCTGACGGTCGTGGGTGGCACGGGCACAGCGGCGACGCTGACCGTCACGTCGGTCGCAGGCGGCGTAATCGACGGGATCAGCGTCACCACGCCTGGCTCGTATACGGTCGTGCCGGGCAATCCGGTCTCCGTCACGGGTGGGACGGGCACGCTGGCAACGTTCAACCTGACCGTCGATATCGTGACGGCGGTGACGCTCGTAACGGCTGGCAAGCTGAACGAGGTTCCGGCAAATCCTGCCGCGACGAGTGGTGCAGGGACAGGTTGCACCTTGACCGTGACGTATCAGGACTACCAGGCAGCGAGTGGAAACTTCGACCTTCTGCTGCAAGGTGTTGGGTCTGGAGCTGACGATCTGTTCATCGGGATGCGAGTGATCGGAACGGGCCCTGTTCGCTCGTGGGAACTGCACGGCATGACCGGCTACGACGCCGCGCAGACATTCGAGAACCAGCCCGGTATCTCGCCCGGAGACGCACTCAGCGCGGAAGGCGCGTACATCCCGCTCGACAACTCTGCCATGACCTATTGGGTCTTCGCCAACGGCCGCAGGATCATCCTGATCGCGAAGGTCGGCGCAGCGACCTACACCAACCTCTACATGGGGTGGCTGAACCCGTTCGGCACCTCGACCGAGTACCCGTACCCGATGGTGATTGCTGGCTGCAATAGCTTGCGCACCAGCGTGTTCGGGTCAGGAGCGATCGGGTACAGCGGCATGCTCGACCCGATTAGCGCGTTGAACCACGTCACTGGTCCGTGCTACTACCGAGACGTGCAAGGCGCATGGAACACGGTCCGGAACTCGCGCGAGATCACCGGATCCACGCGTGAGGCAAAGGACGACTTCGTGATCTGGCCGGCCGGTACTCCGAACAAGACGTTCGTTGCCGCCGAGGACAACGCGACGAGCGGTCTGAACCTTACAACCGACCTGATCCCGCGGGTTGGCAATCCCGGCACGGCGACGAAGGTCATGAAGCAGACGCCGGAAACGCCCGACGATATCTCGCTGCTCTGGCCAACCCTGTTCATTCGATCCGGCGATGGCGGATCGATCCCGCGTGACGTTCATGGTGAACTCGACAACGTGTATTGGACCAGCGCGGACATTGATGGCGCGGCGGCAACGGCCGTTAGCGAGGACCGACTCGTTGATCCGAACGACGACGAATACATCTTCTTCCAGAACTGCAATCGCACCGAGCTGTTCAGCTACTTCTGCGTCAAAGAGGAGTGATCGATGGCCTATGAGACGGGAGTAGCGACGAGCCAAGCCGATTTCGTCGACAAGCTGATTCAGTTTGCGACGGCGAACGGCTGGACGCTCGGCGAGTACGACGTGCCGAACAAGCGCGGCGCGATCGACCGTGACGGCATTTACGTGCAATGGCGCTGGGACGGGACAACGAGCATTGGCGGATACCAGTCGCTCGGGTTTCAGCGCAAGGCTGCATCTGCAACGGTCGCAGCTGGCGGCACTGGCTACACCGTCGGTGACACGCTGACGTTGGTCGGCGGTACGGTCACGACGCCGGCAACATTCAACGTCGACACGGTTGCTGGTGGCGTCGTTACCGCGGTCTCGCCCGTCGCTGTTGGTGACTACGATGTGATCCCGGACGATCCGGTCTCGACCACGGGTGGCACCGGCACGCTCTGTACGCTCAATGTGGTCTGGACGAGCTTCGGCACGAAGGCACCCGGTACGCAGCTCGACGATTCCGGTAACGGGGCACAGAGCGGTGTGGAGACACAGCGTCGCCTCAGCGGCGTTGGGGTTGGTCCATACACCACGTACTGGTTCTTCGCCGACGCGAGCATCGAGCCGTACGTGCATTACGTGCTCGAGTACTCGCCCGGGCTCTACCGGCACGGATCGTTTGGCCGGCTCCAGAAGTTCGGAACCTGGACCGGCGGCGAGTACCATGCGTGTCACGTCTGGAACGGATCGGCCGCGATCAATTCGAACACGCACTCGTTATTGCTCGACGGCCTCACGGCTCGGACAGATGATGGAGGTACGATTCACTGCGAGGGTCTACCGTCGCAGGTCGGTAGTGGAAAGTGGGGTGTCGCACTTAACACCACGACGACGGGCACCGACACCGCGGCCGTGGCTCGCGCCTTGTTCACGGGCGGGTTCCGCGAAGGGTTCCTGAACAACGCGTTGGCCGGGATGCGCGCGAACCCGAGTAGCGGGTTCATCGTGATGGTGCCGATCCACAACTGGTATCGGGTCGGCACAAGCGGTGAACAGTTCCGGTTCGGCGGGAAGATGATTCACGTTCGCGAGCTGAACGGGTTCTTCCTGCAGCCGCAGCAGGAGTTCACGATCGGCGCGGAGACGTGGAAGGCGTTCCCGATGGTTCGCAAGCTCACGACCGGCGAGCGTAGCGGCAACATGTTCGTCGCGTATCGGAAGATCGTGTAATGACCAGCTATGCGGGCAGCGTTCCAGACACCGGAGCCGCCGCCTTCCTCGGGGATCAACTCGAGGGAGGCGTTGGTCGTCTTACGCTCGCTCGCCCGCCGCACCCGGACTCTCAGTACGCGGCGGTTCAGCCCGAGTATCGTGTGCCGAGCTCGGTGGCTTGGACGGATCCGATCGGCGGCGCGTGGTTCAGTGTTACCAAGAGCACGCATTCGCACCGCAAGTTCGGTGCTGGCGCGAATCAGATCCTGCCCGTGTCGCAAGACGACTTCTTCGAGCAGATCATCATCATTCCTCGCTCGATCAACGTCGGCGTCGTGCTCGGCACGATCGTCGAGCAGATCGATGTGTACAACGCGTACAAGCGGGAGCAGCGTACGCTCACCAATTGGGTGAACAATGCTGGCGCAGGAATCATCGCGACGAATCTGCCGGCTCTGCCGGCGACGATCGAGGAGCAGGATGGTTTTCTCCTCACGATCAACGTGCTCGTCGACGGGCCTCCGTTCATCAGCGGTACGCTCGACTTCGTCTTCGACACCGAGACCATTCAGGTCGCTATCGTCGGGCAGCGCGCCGTGGTCTTCGCCTACGAGCCGGTCGAGCCGATTCAAGAGACGCTTCAGTTCCTCACCGATGTGATCGAGAAGCGCAACGGCGAGGAGCAGCGTATCGCGTTACGAGCCGTGCCTCGCCAGGTAATTGACCAGAGTCATATCGTTGAGGGTCGGGAGCGACGGCGAATCGAGAACACGATTTTCTCGAACCAGGGCCGGGTCTACGGCGTGCCGATCTGGTGGGAGCAAACACGCACCACCGCGGCGATCGCCGCCAGTGACATCACGGTCCAGGTCCAGGAGACCGACTACCGCGATTTCCGCGCCGGTTCCTTCGCAATGGTGTGGCGCAGTGCCTTTGATTTCGAGGTCCTTCAGGTTCTGTCATTCACGCCGACCTCGATCACGTTCACGGACGGGTTCGTCAACACGTTCGACGCTGGTGCAGCGGTGATGCCGGTACGGACCGGCTACATGCAGCGGCGGATCGGAGGCTCGCGCTGGCCCGTCAACCTTCAGTCGTTGGACATCGAGTTCCAGATCGTCGACTCGACCGAGGACTTGGCTGACGTAGCCGCGTTCCCGACCTACGACGGGAAGGTCTTGCTCGACGAGGCGAACATGATCGTCGGTGGTAGGGCAGCCAAGGAGGCGATGAACAACAAGCTCCATGTCATCGACTCGCTGACCGGGACCATCGCGATCTTCGCGGAAAACCCGTACTCGAGACGGACCCATCCGAAGGGCTTCTTCTCGAACTCCATGCAACGGCTCTGGGAGGTACGCGGTCTGATCCACGCGTTGCGTGGCAAGCAGACCTCGTTCTACATCCCGACCTTCTTCGAGGACTTCACGCCGGTCGGTGCGATCAACAATGCCGGTACGACGATGGACGTCGAGAATGTCGGCTACAACCGCTTCGTTGACGCGCAGCAACCTCGGAACGTCGTCCATGTGAGGAAGACCGACGGGACGAGGGTGACACGCCTGATCACGGGCTCGAACGAGATCTCGGACGAGGTCGAGCAGATCTCGGTCACGCCGGCGTGGGGCATTGACGCGACGGTGGACGAGATCGAACTGGTGACTATCGTCGAGAAGGGTCGCAGCGACAGCGACGACATTCAATTCACGCACTTCGCGCAGCCAGGTAGATCCGATATCAGGATGCCGGTAATCGGCGTCTTCGACTGAGAGAACCATGAGCTTCGACGCATTCGAACTTGCGCAAGAGACTGGTCGACCAGCAGAGCTGTACGACTTCCGCATCGGAGGTGACAGTTTCAAGCTCACGAGTTGGGCCGTGAACGTGACGATCCC